GGGCGTAAAGGTGATGCACCCGTCATTACCCCCAAGGGCGGCATTGGGGACGATCTAGACAGCGAAATCAAAAACTTTTTGATGGAGTTGGCAGAAAGCTGTCGAGAGTTGGTTGCCAATGGTCGTGCTAGGGAAGCCTACGCCATGATCAAAGAAAACCAGCTTGAGGCAGATCAAGAGGTGTGGTTGTCCAGTCAAATGGATTCAGCCACAAGAAGCGCAATTAAAAAGGCGAAACCAGTCTAAGAGGAAAATATGGAAAAGAAAGCATTTGATCCCACCAACCGTGGGACTCTAGCAAAGAATGAAAAGAAAATAGAAGCCACCCACGCTGACTACAACGGTCAGCTAAATGTGGAAGGCACAGAGTATTGGATTAATGGGTGGATCAAGAAAGGCAACGAGGGTAAAAGCTTTTTGTCTTTGTCGGTGAAACCCAAAGCACCAGCAGCTCGTCAGAGTTCAGAGCCAACCCGCAAGAGTTCAAGCTTTGACGACATGCACGACGACCTGCCGTTTTAAATTCAGGGGGGAATAAAGTACCCCCGCCCCTTGGCTAAAAATTTGGAGAAAAAGATGAAATTAGACGATATACATTTTGGCGGCGAAATAAAGAAGTTCTTTGATTTGCCCATCTTTAACCGAGTACGGAGTTCAGACCCGATCACCAGCTTCCAAGCGGCTGATTCAATCAAGGAAGTGGCTCCAAATCACTTTCAAACCATCCTAGAAGCCCTCAAAGAGCATGGCCCTATGGGTAAGGATGGGATAGCCCAAAAAACTGGTTTAAACCCCAATGCAGTAGCCCGTAGACTTCCCGAACTTCAAAAGCTAGACTTAGTTGCCACCACTGGCAAAACTGTCAAGTCCTTGAGTGGACGGGAGGAAAGAGAATGGAAGTCTCTGTAAGCTTGCTTCTTTTATTGGCATTTGTTCTAGGTATTGCCATAGGTACAGTTATTGTGGTTATACTATCCATCTATTGCATGTCGGAGGAATTATGAATTGCTTGGAATTTTTTGACATTTACTATTCAGACACTCTTGAAGAAGATCTGGAAATACGCTTTACATTTATAGACTATGACCCATCAGTGGGTTTGGACTATGAGTTTGAATGGGAAGCGCTGGATGAAAATGGCAGAGATCGCAGTTTTGATCTCAAACAGACTGAGCGTTGGGAAATTGAGCGCTTAATCTATAAAGAAATTAAAGACAATTTTGGGAAAAACCTTGACCCTTATTGAGCAAATCACCACCTTGTACGGCAAAAAGCGAGGCCGTGGGACGGTGGTTGTCGAGTATTTAAACGCCTTTCGGTGCAAACATTGTGGGGCGTTTTTTCGTTTGTATTCAGAAGCACAAGCTCACGAAATGAGCCTCAAGCAAATACTTCCAAAGCCCGTTGCGTCCGAGCAACACGATCTTCAAGACCATTAGTCCCCCCGTTAACTTTTTTGGTCACGGCAGTAATATCTGAAGCAATGTTATTCAAGCGGTTTTTATTCCAAAACCAACCAGCAGACAGTGCTGCATACATTGGTGTCTCTAAGTACTCAGGATTGGCCTCTAAATCGACTCCCAAAGCCTTTCCACAAGCACGGTAGTTGTCACGGCCTGTCAATTGGATTAGCCCCCTTCCACGATACGTCCAGCCGTCCCCCGATTCTTCGTCACCATTACCCATGCGGTTGGCATAAACACGATTGGCTATCTTTTCGGTTTGGCGGTTATATTGCATGGCAAATTCCAAAGATGGGAAATGATTAGGCCAAACCTTACACAAGCTGTCAGCTTTGTAATTCAAATTTTCCACCAAAGCGGTAAACGAATTAGATTCATGCGCACATTGACCAAGGAAAGAAGCTTGTTGTTCAGGAGTCTTAATTCCAAAATTTTCAAAAGTTAAATTGATCGCATCAATCCATTCTTCAGCTTTTTCAGCGGAAACTTGTAATGCTTGCGCTAATTGTTTTGAATCCATTTTAATCCTTTATATTTAAAACAATCGGTAAGATAAAATGTCATAAATCATCAATAGCATTTTACTTGGCAATCTCGCCAAGACAAGGAGTGAATCATGTACAAAATTGAAATCGACATCTCTGGCTGGGAATACAGTTCAGAAACAGTAATCATCGAAACCGAGGACTTTGAAAAGATCGCAATCATTCAAGAATTCATTCAGTTCCAACAAGACCATGGTTGGGCTGTTGACTATGACGTAGTTGATGACTATGAATACCAAGTTGACGAAGAAGTTATTGAATACGAAGTTTCTGAAGAAGTCAGCGAAGACGAAACCGATGAAAACGAAGAATCCGAAGAAGTCGAAATCGGAGAGCAAGTAGAAGACGATGACGGCGTAGTCTGGGAACGTGTGGCATAATATTCATGCAGTTGCCTTTCTGGGGGAGTCTTAGGACTCCCCTTTTTCTATGTCATGCTCTGCTTCAATATCTCTAGCCAATTGTCGCCAATCAAGGCTTCTACGATAAAGAGCATAAATCTTGTCGTCTGTAAGTGGCTCTGTGCGTCTGCTTAGTCTTTCATTAGCTTGCACCAAAGCCATCTGCGTTTCATACAAAATTTTATGAAGTTCTTTAATTTCAGAACGCAAGTATTCAATCAGGTCAGACGTCATACACTTTCCCCCTGAACTCTATTTGATTCTCTGCCCACTTGTGTACCAACTCAGGCCACAACAACTTGCCTTGATAAAACGTCAGCACAGCAAAGCCACTACGCCAGTTGGTTGGGTTATCTTCTAAGTAATTGATAAATTGAGGACCATCTGCTTCCGCTAAAGTGCCTGTATCAACGCCAAATCGGTTACCTTGATAATCTGCAAAAGGGGTCACCTTGAGACTATGTAGATGCCCAGTAACAATAGAGACACCCGCATTTACTGTGTTGTTATGGGTGGCGTGAATACCGCCCTTATATCGGTGTTTAACAACCACGTTCTCTGTAGGCCAGCATGACCAGCAAGGTCCCCATGTTGGAAAATGGTCTTTTAGGGAGAATCCTTTAACAAACTCATACTGCGGCGCATTGGCGGCAAGGCGGTTCTCAAAACGAGCATCATGGTTGCCCAATGTCCACACTAGCTTTACGTTGTCTCTTTGCTTCTTAGCTGTATCTTCAATTTCACCTAAAGCAATCTCACAAGCCTTTAACTCTTGAATGACAGAAGGAGTTGAATCCCAACCAATACGAGGATACCGAGAGATAGAAGCTCCATCGAATACATCTCCGTTTGCAATAATAGCTTTTGGCTGAAACTCTCTAATCGCCCATAGAAGTCCTCTATACGCCGTTGTATGTATGCCAGGCCAGAAGTGAGCATCGCTAAAAACGAGAACAACCCCATCTTCAATCCCCAATTCTTTTCTAGCGGCGTTAGGTTTAACAGTCTGTTGTTGATTATGCTTTGACCTGAAACTTGCCCCATATTTTTCTTCAAGTCGGTTTTTACGCCTAACAACATTACGCAAATCCATACCAACAGCAGTAGCCATTGCTCTGCTAGATTGATGCATATTCCATAACTCGATGAATTCTGCATCACTAAAAACTGGCTTAGCACCCATGGCAACCCCTAAAAGTTGCCTGAAATTAAACTAAATCAATGACAAGCAAATGACTTTAAAATTATTTACTTGGACTTGATTGATGAAGTAATTCGTCTTTTTTCTGGCTACCAGCAGAACTTCCAAAGTAGAACGCAATGATGCCAGTCCATGCTGTACCTAAACTGCCAAGCATCAGCATCAGCGCATCAGATGTTTTGAAGTGGTCTGTCATCAGGCCAATTAAGATTCCAAAGAAACCGATGGTCACAAAAATTGCCATCGTACCGGGTATCCAAGACTGAGTGGCTGATTGCATATCCCGCGCTGATTTGCGGTCATCTACGGCTAGTTTTTCAAAATCTAAGCCCAACTCTTGTGCGCGAGCAGCCATAGCGATTTCAGCGCTTTTAAGCTGTGCTATTTGATCTGAGGATAGCTTACCCTGATCAATGGTCGCTTGAACGTCTTTAGGGTCGATTCCAACCGCTTTGGAGATAGCATCAACGGCTAACCCTGCCAATGGTCCACCAAGCGCTGTAGCGATGGTAGGTGCAATTTGTCTAAGCCATTCCATTACTTTTCCCTTTCTTTCTGTTCAATTTCACGCCTTAACTTTTCAACTTTTTCAAGCTGGGTTTTAGCCTGTTGTTTTGCTTCTAAAACGTCAAGATAAAGCATCCCAAGCAGAGGAAGCATAAACACCACCAAGACGCAAGCCGCTATCCATCCCATGACTATTTCCCAATCCTGCTCAATACGCCTATCAGCAACCACAAGTATAGGAGGAATAGGAAAGTCACTAGCAGATACGTTTGCCTTTCTCTTAGTAGGCGTTCTTCCTCTTTGCGTTGCCATGATTCTTCATCCCGCTTCTTTCTTGCTCTGTCCTGCTCTTGCTGAATAACATCCCGCATTTCAAAGACTTTGGAATACAGCGCACCCATCTCAGGCGGGGCTTGGTACACCATAGCCTCTCGAATCTCCACTTCCAACGCCGCCATTTGATCCTGCGCCATCACCCTTTTAAGGGCTGCTTCCATCAGGTTAGCGTCAGGGTCGTAGACGTTTTTGCTCTTTTCTTCTTCTTCTCTTATGTGCGCGGCAAGTTGTTCTTGA